AACAGAGACTCAATCGTGCTATTTGAACCACCGCTGGTGGTGAGATAAGACCAACCCTTTCTAGCAGCAATACGACCAGATTGGTCAATAACACCGTTATAGGCCTCTAGTGCAAACGCAGGATTCAGGTTAATGCTAGAATCTTGTGTGTTCAGGCCATAAAAGCCTGGAGAGGTCAGCGAAACAGATTGTAGTGGTTTATTGGGCATTATACCGAATACCAGATAGTTTCATCAGGATGACGAGCAGCTTCTAGTGAAATCGAGTCTAAAAGAGCCTGCTTTGCCACAGCGTACTGACTGCTGACGTTAATACCGCCGTCTTCTCCACGCTCTTCAATGGCCTTAGCCCAGGCAAGCAATTCAATTGGCCTGCTAGGCAGGGCTGTTGTATCTGTGTCAGAAGACAGTGCAGCCTCTGGAACAGCCATTACTAACTTGATGGTAAAGACACCATTAGGTATTGGAAACAGGTCAATCTTGATGTCTCCACTACCGTCAAGGCCATTAAACTGATAATAAGCAGGCACACCCTGTGCTGGGTTAGCAATAAAGTCTATGTTCTGTGTAAAGAAGCCTTTGTTACGCTGTTCTAGGTAGGCTCTATTAGTGCTATCAAAGATTTGGAGCAAGCGACCACGATCACCAGCACCAGTGACAGCATAGTTATAAGTGCTAGCTGCGGTGGTCACAGTCTTGGTTGTACGCAGTGCTTCCCAGTTCCAAGCATCCTCTACCTCACGCTTGGCATCATTGACAAGACTACCGATCAATAAAGAGTAATCACTCTGCGCCACTGTAGCAACAGTCTGCTCACGCAAGCGAGTCAGGACACTGTTGACTAGGGTTAAATAAGCTGTAGCCATTTAGCAATCCCACTTTCTTAGTGCTAGTGCCTTGCGAGTAGGTCTGCCCTTCTCATCCTTCATAGGGCCAGGAACGCCACTCATACGAGCACAGAAAGACTTCCTACGAGCAGCCTTCTTAGGCGACTTAGCAGCCTCTTTAGCGGACACTGGAGGCTTCAGGTTAGCGCCTTCCTTGTTCTTAAAGTATGCCCTGCCTTTGGCATTTAAGCCACCTTCTGGGTTCTGATATACCTTCTTTACCATTACCTATACCCCGCTGTCTTTTTTGCTATCTTTTTAGGTTGTTTAACAAACTGTTTACCAGCCTTGTTGCCTTGTGCCTTAGCCTTATTAGTTGCGGCTTTCTCTGCCGGTGTTAAGGCATTCCATGCCGCCTCTGGTAAGTATCTTAATTTACCTTTGGAGGGCTTGCCTGAGCTGGTAGTCCATTTCTGTTCTGTCCAGTCTTTTAGGCTCTGCTGGGGCTTTTTCATTTCTTTTTCTTAGGTGCTGAATGACTTAGTTTCTGGCTCTTCTCAGAATGCTTTGCACCAGTGTGTAACTGACCACCCATCTTGTGAGTAGGGCCTTTATACTCTTTACCGTTTGGTAAATAATGCTTTGCAGTTTTGCTCATGTTTTGTACCCGCCACCGGCTTTCTTATATTCTCTAGCTAACATTTGTGCTTTTCTGGCTGACCATTCACCAGGATCGCCTCCTTTGGTGCCTGCCTTGATTCTCTCAAATAGGCGTTTACGCATCCCCGGCTGAGTATAGACACCAGCCTCATTTACACGAGACTTTGCCTTTTTCAATATCCTCTCCGACTTGTCTTCTTCATCATTGTTGGCTTTGCTTTCCGAGCACTACTAAGAGCAATAGCAACAGCCTGCTTCTGTGGCTTTCCAGACTTCATCTCTTTACGGATGTTCGCAGAGATAGTCTTTTGTGAATAACCCTTTTTCAATGGCATAGTAGGCTCCTTAGTTGTGTTTAATGTCTGATAGCTGCGGTATTGTTTGTACAGTAATTAGATAAGTTACAGAGTTGGTACCAGCATTCTGAATCCTGATTTCATCGTTTTCTTCTATGATGACATCAGCATTATTTAATAAAACATAGTCACCAGCACCTAAATTCTTACCACCAATGATTAAATACTCAATATTGGCTGAAGAGTCGTACCAGTAAACCTTTGGTGTTTCTGTAGAGGTAAGGCTAATAACATAGGCTAATTCCCACTCAGCAAAGTGCTTTGTTGGCACTGTATACAAGGTATACTTAGTGGTGTCAGAGACAGTCTTAACTGCTGAGAACTTTCTGCTCATATTAACCTATTTTAAGAACTAAGCTGAGTAATAGAACTACAATGAAGCCGGTAGTCCCAAGCAGGATCTGTTCTAGTCTCTTTAGTCTAGCATTGATGCCTGCATAGCGTTCAGCACAGACAGCTTCATGCGTGTCAAGCTGGCCCTTGACGTGGTCTGCTGTTGTCATCATTCACCTCAAGGTAGCGTAGCGACAAAAGCCTGTGCCGCTTCAGCAGTCATCACATTGCCATCAGCGTCTTGCAGTTCTGCGCCAGCCGTGACTGCCTTCTTAAACTCTGCGTAGTCTGTGTTGGCGGGGTCGAAGGGGATGCTCCATCCGTCTGAACGAAGCACACCGCAAACATCTTCAGAAGTTGGGTCTTTTATTAATTTGTACATTTATAACTCCGCTGAAAAGTCCATTCTGGCATCCTGTCCTGCTTGTCTTTGAATAAATGCGCCGTGGCCTACTGTTAAACTTGAAGTAGGTGCGGCAAATATTCTTGCAGAATTTGGGGTTGTATTTGCGCTCAACGAGGTGGCAGCATTTCCACCATTTCCTGCAATTATGCCAAAACTTCCTGCGCTATTGACACTGAATGATGGTGCAGCCCTCATTGTTACTGGTAGTTGTGCGTACCCTAAAAATTCATTGGCTTGATATATTACTCCAGAAGCAAATGCAGGATTGCCGCCAACACTATTAAGCGCCTCGTTTCTATAAAAATACCGCTGACACATTATCAACTCACGCCCATAATCCCTGCGCTCAAACGGTGTAGCAACAGAGCCTACTTCGAGTTGAACGCCTGTGATGTACCAAGTGGCGCTGAGGGTAGAGATGAGATTCGTTGCGCCGGTGGCTGAATAATAGTTTGCGCCAGCCCAAGCGCCAGCAGTACCAACCCCGCTAGACCCTGTGCCAATTCCAAAATTAACACGAATACCAATGCCTGTTGTTGTCAGCCAAGTTCCAGTTGTATCTCCAGCAATAGTTACTGACTTTTGTTCCCAAGTATTAGCCGCAGAAATTGAGTATGTAAATGGATAACTGCGGTCACCGTTTGCATTTCTAAGCGAACCACCAAATGTTCCTGTAACACTAGAACGAACCCAGAATGATAGCGTTACAGTCTTTGCGCTTGCTGTCCCCCATGCCAAATCCGAAACATTAGTCCCTTCAATTAACTGCTGAACAGTATAGTATTGAGACGCTCCTATTGATGCGTCCGCTGTTGTAACAGTTACTTTAAGAGAGTTAACGAAGCCAGACGGTGCGGATGTATCTTGAACCATTGTAAATACACCGTCTGCGGATTGACCAACACCAGAAAATCTGTCTATTCCGTAAAACACCGCTAAATTATTAACTGTAATAGTCCCACCACGCTGGTCAATCCTCATGTCACCATTGATGATGCGGTTGCGGAAGCCCTGCAAACTATCCGCAGTAGGGGTCATGCTATTTATAGTAGCGGTATTGCCACCACTAACATCTAAGATTGCGTTTGTGCGTACCGTGGACATATTAGACTCCTAACCGATTGGCTTCCAGATGCGCCTGATATGCAGCAATTACTTCAGGTGTCCATGCGGCATTAGCAATATCTTTAACTTTTTGTTCTTGACCGCTAATATCCATATCAGGTGTTAATACCCAACGATGAAATGAATTAGATACAAATGCACCATCTCGTTCAATGATGGTAGCTTGGCGAACTTGCACAAAGAAATCTCTTACGACTTCAATTTGGTCTATTTCGTTGCGTTCAGTTAATGCCATTTTGTTTTTCCTATTAAAAATACAACTAGACTAATCTAGCCTAATTAAACGACATAAGTGTGTGTTCCCCAAATTCTATCGGTAGAACAAGTTGCATTAGTTACAATAGCGTTTGAACTATTATAAAAATATAATTGTGCATTAGAATCATTTACTGTTCTAACTACGGTGGTTTCTTCACAATATCCAATACTTCCACCCCCGCCAACACTAGGTGTAAAAGGTAAACTTTGAAGTCTAGCTTGTCCTCCATTTGCAGTTGACGGAAAAGTTACATCATAAGTTACTGTTACAATTCTTCCTACTTTTGTATAAGTTCCAGTAGCAGAAGAAAATGAAATACCATTACCAGTAGGTGTCCAAGTGCCTTCCTCATAATCATCTAGCGTATTTGCGTCAGACGATGCAGATGCCGTAGCAGGGAATGTGATACCAGCACCAGAGGCCGCAGGGGTAGCACCACCAACCCCGACAGTTGTAGTAAACGCACCAGTAGTGCCAGAGATAGCCGCACCACCAGCCGTGGTAATAATGGTTCCCGTAGCGTCTGGGAGCGTCAGCGTCCTGTTTGTGTTGCTATTTGGACTAGCAATCGTGAAGATTCCTGACCCAGATGGATTGCTCTCTAGTTTTATTGATGACATTATTTAGCCTCCAATGCGGCTAGACGTGCTTTAGTTGTATCTAGTTCTGCTTTGAGTTCTTGGATTGCTTTTATAAGCATAGGAACAAAAACGCTGTATTTAACTGCTTTGGTTGTTGTACCAAGTTCATTGCCTTCAGAGTCTTTATCAGGAGATTCGTCAACTAATGATGGAAAAATATTTTCTAATTCTTGAGCAATTACACCAATTTGTTTTTGTTCAGGATTTGTTTTTAAGTTGTAATTGCGTACTTTAACTTGCATTAGGTCAGCAAGTTTTGGGGTTGCATCTACGATATTTTCTTTAAGTTTGACATCTGAAATAGAGCCGTAACTGTTATTTGTGTTTTGAACATTACCATTACCAAAAATGTAAAACACATTAGCAACACCGCTTACGCCTGCTTGGACAAAATACGAAGATGTATTGTTGGCGTTAGAACCGATAAGCCAACTATTTACAACATCTCCACTTACATTTCGTGCGTTTTGTATACCAACAACAGCAGACCCTGAACCAGCATTATAAAAACCCGCTCTTGTTGCGCCACCAACTGCACTCGTAGTCCCCACCAGCAAGTTACCGCTGCTGTCAATACGGGCACGCTCTGTACCACCCGCTGTATCTCCGCTTGTGCCACCTGTGCTAAATGCCAAATATCCAGTACTAGAAGCAATCCTTGTTGTGTTTGCTGAACCTAGTGTTCCTGAACCATCTTCAAAAACAATTGATGTTAACTGCCCAGAAGTTCCAGAACGAGAAAACCGGCCAACAGCGGCATCAGCGGTTCTAACATCAAGTGCTATTGTTGGCGCAGTAGTTCCGATACCCAACTGACCAGATGAGTTAAACCTAGCAACCTCTGCACCGCCCTCACCAAAGGCTATGGTGTCTGCCGCAGGGAAAAAGATACCCGTATTAGTATCCGTACCCTGTACCGCTGGCGTACTAGCGGAACCGTCTACACCCGCTATGCCTGTTGTACCGTTAATCGTAATCGTCATGTTAGACCACCGTCCAAGCTGAACCACTCGACACCGTGACCGTTACGCCTGTATCTACCGTAACTGGCCCCGCACTTAATCCGTTAAAACTTGACGCAATCGTGTAGCTCGTATCAATCGTCT